CTGGGTCGGAGCTGATCAGCTTTGCCTTAGCACTGGTATGGTCGAGTTCCCGTTCCGTATACTTGACCGCGACCGTATAATCGGGCTTGCAGAAGCCCGAGAGAAGCCCGAGAGCCGCGTCTTCACTATCGGTGGGTCAAAGGGTCGGTCCTATATCGTTACCCTCCAGAACGGTCTCTGGGGCTGTAATTGCGTCGGTTTCGGCTATCGGCGGTCCTGTTCCCATGTCGTTACGGCTAAGGCAGAGCTCGCTGGTGTTAAGGTCGAGCCTAAGCATGAAGAAAAAAAGAAAAAAGTCGAAAAAAAGACTTGTTTTAATTCTAAATCTACCGTAGTATATAAAAGTAAGGTGAAACGGGCGATCTCGCCCACCCACGAAAGGAAAGAAAGTATGGCTACGCAGTCTGGTCTCGCTCTCGCTCTTTACGCTAAGAACAAGAGCATCTCTTGTGACGAATTCGTTACCGAGTTCGCTAAGATCTTCCCGTCCCTGCCCGAGCGCACTGCCGCGCTCTACTGGCAGAACAAGGCGCGTCGGGCGAAGTTCGGTCTTGCGCCGATCGCTCTTCCTGCCAAGTATAAGAATGCTTCTTCTGAACCCAAGGTCAAGACTAAGAAAGTTCCCGCTGCTAAGATGCTTACCGATCTTGGTCTTGACAAGAAGGGCAAGTTTACGGGCAAGGTCAAGGCTGAGGTTACGAAGTCTGCCGACGAGATTGCCAAGATCAAGGAAGCTAACCTTGAGCGTATGAAGAAGGTTTCGGCTAAGTTGGGTAAGGTTCGCAACTACCTTCCTGGTCAAGTTGCCGCTCCGCAAGACCCGACTCCCGCCGACTTCGACCCGCAGCTCGCTCGCGAAGAGGTCGCCGCGATGATCGCCGAGATCGATCGTGAACGTTCCGCTATGGTTGCCCGTAAAACGGCTCACGAATAAAAAAGAAGTTGGGGGTTGACTTTAATCAGCCCCCAACGTATACTTGTTATTGTAGGAAATCAACGAGGACTACTCAAATGGCTCATATGATTGAAATGCTTAACGGTAAGGCGCAGATGGCTTACGCTGGCGACAAGCCTTGGCACGGTCTCGGTACCGAAGTCCCGCGCGATCTTACTCCCGCGCAGATGCTCGAAGCTGCTGGTCTTGATTGGACCGTAGTAAAGGTTCCTGCGTTCGCAAAGGTTGGTGGCAAGCAAGTTGCCATCGGTCAGTCGGCTCTGGTCCGTTCTCTTGACAACTCGATTCTCGACGTTGTTTCTGACGACTGGAATCCTGTTCAGAACGAAGAAGCGTTCGACTTCTTCAACGAGTTTGTCGCCGCTGGCGATATGGAAATGCATACCGCTGGTTCTCTTCGCGACGGTCAGATCATCTGGGGTCTTGCGAAGGTGAAGCAATCGTTCGAGCTGTTCAAAGGCGACCAGATCGATTCGTATCTGCTCTTTTCGAACTTCCATAAGTATGGCTACTCAACTGACGTTCGGTTCACGCCGATCCGTGTTGTTTGTAACAACACTCTTACGCTCTCTCTTAACAGCAAGGTTGAGCGCATGGTCAAGATTAGCCACCGCAAGGTGTTCGATCCTTCCAACGTGAAGGAAATGCTCGGCATCGCGACTAACAAGCTCGCGCAGTACAAGGACATGGCTGAGTTTCTCGGCTCTAAGAAGGCTAAGGAAGAAGATATCGTTCAGTACTTCCAGCGCATCTTCCCCGTAACTGGTTCTAATGAGAACAAGAAGAAAGAAGTGTCTAAGAATGCGCAGATTGCGATGGATATCCTCCATACGCAGCCTGGAGCTGAGTACGCCGAAGGTACGTGGTGGCAGCCTTTCAACGCCGTGACGTTCATGACCGACCATATCATCGGTCGCAGCGCTGATACTCGCCTTACCTCTGCTTGGTACGGATACAACAAGGGTGTCAAGACCAAGGCTCTTGAGACCGCGATCGAAATGGCGGAGGCTGCGTGAGCAGCCTCTTCCTTCTTTGGGAGAACTGACATGCAAAATCCTGTAGCGAAAGAAGTTCGTACGCCGAAGTTTCGGCAACGTGTCGTCAAGCCTCGCAAGGGCAAGGGTTCATATTCCCGTAAGGAGAAGCGCAATGCCTAACTGGTGTTCAAACAACTTCACCGCATTTCACGAAGATCCCGCGATGATTGCTAAGTTTGCGCAAGCAGTGCGTGACGGTAATCTGTTCGAAACATTTGTCCCGCTTTCTTCGGGCGAATGGAACTATAGCGTTGCGTGCGATGAGTGGGGAACGAAATGGGACATTAGCGGCGGTGATGTTGAAGTTGACGAAGAAGGTAAATCCTGTACAGGCTGGTTTGTCACTGCGTGGTCTCCTGGCATTCTCGCGTACGAGAAGCTAACCGATCTTGGTTTTGATCTTGACGTCCTTTATCACGAGTCAGGAATGGGTTTCGCTGGTCGTTTCGTCGATGGCGAAGATCTGTACTTCGAATATGACTTTGGCGATCCTGATTGGCGAGAAAAGATTACCGACGAAGAAGTTCTTGACTTTTTAGAACAAGAATATCTCAACTGGCTCGATTGGCAGGAAGAAGATAAAACGGATGATGGAGCTTGATATGGTTGTAAAAGAATTGGATAAAGTCGTAAAGTCACGACTTGATTGGGTGCGTCTTACGGACATCTATAACCCAATCTCTAAACGCATGGAAGCTCTAGTATCAGAACATGGCAACTGTGGCGTCTATCAAGTTTGTACGACCGCAGATAAGTCCGATGAGCTTCTATTTCCGAATCTAGGATATATTGGCGAGAGTAAATCTATCTTCGGACGAACTTATTGTTTGAAGATCAACAAGCATAATGCTTGTAATTATATTAAGCATAACAATATTGATCTTTCGGATATCTGGGTTCGTTACTTCTTTACTTCTCCCGAAGATCGTCAAATTCTCGAGCGTCAAATGCACGAGGCTATGGAAAAGCAACATGGCTATCGGTTCAAATGGCGCGAAGCTTCTGCTGGTACCGATGGTTCGCTTCTTCGTCTCTACGAAATGATAGATAAGTTGAATACTAGAGAAGATGCAGAAACTGTTTATCGTTATGTGCGTGAGCGTTGCGTAGAACTGTATCTTGATAGTCTTGACACAAACTCTGAAGGAGACTAAACCATGGCTCGTCGTCCCGCTCTTATTACTAAGAAAGTTAAGAAGCCAAGAGTTACTAAGAACGAACAGTATCTTGTTAACTTTAAGTATTTGGGCGACGAGCCAAAGCTCCGAGACGATTACGAGCAAAGCGACTTTGTTTCAGCATTAAATTGGTATGCCAATATGGCTACCGTAGCTGAGGCGCGAGAGTATTTGAAAGAGTATCTTATCAGCGTAAATCGTCAAAAAGATATCTCTATCATTAACAAGTTGAGCGATGCGTGGGTCCCGACAACAGCTGCTTGGGTCGCACGCATTATTTGTCGCGGAACAAAGGTTACGCCCGAAGCTAATACGTTCCTTCAAAATAAATTGAAAGAATCTGCTGCTCGCGTTGCTTCTAAGAAAGAAGAAGAAACAGAAGAGTCCGTTAATGTTGTATCTATCAAAGAGCGTATGCGTGAGCGTCAGAGCGAGATCATTGGCGATATCGAACAGCTGATTGACAGCGGCGAGGAGTTCTCTCTATACGACTGGCTAAAGGCTAAGGAGATTCCTGCTGCGTATTGTCCAGCAATCATTATGCACTATAGCCCATGGCTTACAGAGCTTATAGAGAGCCTCGAGGGCAACGATGAGCAGCTCAAGGAGGCATATGCCCACCTAACCAAGAAGCAGCTGCGAGATCGCGTCCTATTCCTTTCTCAGCTCATTCAGGATGCCGAGAAGTATAGCAACGTAACGAAGAAAACACGAGCTCCCCGCAAGCCACGAGCAGTCTCCGTAGAGAAGCGATTCAAGCATTTCCGCTATCAGAAAGAAGATAACAACTTCAAGATCGCATCTATCAATCCCGAGAAGATCATTGGTGCGCAGGAACTGTGGACGTTCAATACGAAGTATAAGATTGTTACTGTGTTCCGCGCATTGGATCGTGGAGGATTGCAAATCAATCGTTCGAGCATCACTGGTTACGACGAGAAGACATCCTTCAGTAAGGGAACTGGTCGTAGCCCTGAGAAATCGCTTGACTTCTTGCGAAATGGCGGTAAAATAGTATTGAGAAAAATGATGGATGGACTGAAGACGAACAAGCCTCTGCAAGTCCGCATTAACGAGAACACTGTACTGATGAGGGTGATGTGATGAACGAGCATGGTTTCTGCCCGAACTGCAAGATGGACTTCGATGGCGAATTGATCTTCGAAACATTCCTGCGCAAGTATGGCGACCGTCGTAAGGCTATTGAGACCGCAGAAATGTATGGCGCCACAGAAACCAAAGGTCGCTGGGGTAAGAGGATCGGTATCTATAGCATCGAAAAAGATCGTACGACGATGTGGCGTTGTCCTGATTGCAACCACACTTGGAGCAGATAAATGAGAGTACTTCGTTCAGAACCTATCCCGCATGTATCAAAAGGTCATATTGTTTTCCAAGGACCAATCCTTCATGCTGGTATGAAGCATAACGAGATTTATGCATGGTTCATGGAAGATAAACGAGCTGACATCTATTGTTTGTTTACTCAAGTATCCTACGTACAAACTGGTGAAGATATTCCTGAAGGTGCAGAATACTTCCGCACAGTAGTTGACGATACTGGTTATGTCTATCATGTCGTCATTTGGCAAAAATAATGGAGATTGAAATGCAGAACAGTTTGATTGCGGATATTCGTGCGGTGAATCTTTGGGATTATGTCGAGCCTGAATGGGATGGCGTTACTATCCCGAAGCCCAAGGCGCGGCTGATGCCTGTGTCTTATGAGATTCAGATCAGGAAGATGATCGTTGGTGAAGATGGTCAGCCAGCATTGAGCGATTGGTTGGCTATTCCTGTTGAGAACGTAGATATCTCTAAGATGAAGAGTGGAATCATTACCAATGAGTGAAGTCCTGACGTATCTCGAAGATTGCTATGCTTTCAATGGCGATCCTGCTATCAAGAAAGCAATCGACGAGATCAAACGTCTTACTGAAAAATGCGACAAGCAAGCAATGATCCTTCGTCGCCTGACACCAGAAAATCATCCTGATACACTATTCATCAGCGATGTTCTTGGTAAACGTGATATGAATAATATGCCAGAAAAACTTCTAGTCGTGCCAGCATATGGGGTTGACTTTTCCTACATTTACGAATATACTGGTAAAACTACAGGACTAGAGTGGTGATGGAAAGTAATCTAATATACAACGGTGATACAGGTATCAAAATCGATCCGTTTCCTGAAGTAGTAGGTTATTGGAAAATGCCAGGAGGCGATGGCGTTTGGTCAGTCAAGTTTAGTGCATACAAGCGACCACGATGGCTTACAATCAAGATGATGTGGTTGATATTCGAATGGAAATGGGAAGACAAGTGATGGACTACGAACAAGTAATCGAAAACATCATTGAACAAGGCAAACGTGATATAGACACTCGTGCTGAAACTGCATTGAGAATCCTTGTTCGTTATGGTCAGATCGATGGCTCGCATCATAAGTTGTGGGTGATCGATCAGGCTGTTCGTGCATTGGCTGGTGTTTATTATGATGAGTTGATCTCAGCATACAGAAACGATTCGCCAGCTAATGATCTTGAAGATGGTGATGATATCTATGAATGGAATGAAGGGATACCGCCGTGAATCAGCAACTATATAAAGACACAGATATTCGTGTGATTGATCAGCGTATTGGTGTAGGTATTGGTGGACTGAATACTGTTGTTCGTCTCTATCATAAGCCAACTGGCATTTTGATTGAAATGCCTAAAGTGTCAAATAACCAATTTTACGATAAGCAACTAGCATTCGAGATGTTAGAATATGCTCTTGCATCAGTTACTATGGAGATCAGCGATGAATAAAGAACTTATCAATTCCCTTATGTGGAAAGCTGGTGCAAAGTTTGAAATGATGAACTGGGTTCATTATGATGACTTTGATTATGAAAAGTTCGCTGAACTACTCGTTGAAGAATGTAGAAAAGAATATGCCTTAGAAGTTGACAAATTGTTGAACAATGCAAAGCAAGATGTGAATATGCTAAAAGCATATCATAAATGGTGCGAAATGAATGGATGTGCGCCTTCATCTTCCGATTTGATTGCCGCTAGTAATGCACTGGATAAGTAATGCAAAATAACACTCCAGTGTATCCAATATTCTTATTCATGGCTGCACTTATCATTTTTGCTATTTGGTGGGAAGTTGGTCTTTGGAAAGAATGTCGTGAAACCAATTCTTTCTTCTATTGTGTTAGGACTATAGTGCGATGAACATGGATATATTCTATCAGTTAGAAAAAGAAGCAATAGAATATGCCACAAGTGTGTGCAATTCTGCAGGTAATTATGTTGTCTATAATAACGGTAAAGAAGTATTTTTTTTTACTTTTCAAGAAGTAATTCGTCAGAAACTCGTAGAGTTAGTTGTCAAACATTGTATCATCGAACTCGAACGATGCACATTACGCAATGGCAATTCAGAACACAATCTTGCTCTATATGAAGCTATGAGTAGGATCAGACACAAGTTTGGTATGGAGTTGAAGTGATGAACGACCTGAATGAACTTCCTAAGAAGTATCCATCGCTGTTCAAGAACGAGTCGTTTCACTTCGAGTGTGGCAACGGCTGGTATGAACTGCTCGATGTTCTGTGCAGCATACTCGAACGTCGCCAGCTTAGAGGTTCATTTCCTAGCGACGATATTAAGATCACTCAGATCAAAGAGAAGTTTGGTGGACTTCGTTTCTACTGCGAAGGTGCAGATGAATACAGCTATGGCATGATTGACTTTGCTGAAAAGATCAGCACTCGCATCTGTGAAGAGTGTGGTAATCCTGGCAAGTTGGTGAAGTCCAATACTGGCTGGCTACATACTGCTTGTGATGAACATAATACACGAAGGGATATGTGATGAATGATCGTAAACTTTGGATGTGGTATGAACCATATTACTGTATGTTTTATGGTACATCTATCTTTCAATTCGAAACGGAATTTAAGTGATGAGAGACTTAGTTAAGAGACTACGTAAAGGCTGTGTGACTGGAAACTACCAGGGTCTTGAGTTTATCGAGTGGTCTAAAACCAATAACACAATGAAAGAAGCTGCTGATGCTATCCAGAGGCTACAATACATTGTTACGGTGTTAACAATTAGTAGTTTACTTTTGCTTCTAACTGTTATAAGATTGGTGAATTGATGACTGAAGTTAGAGTAATCAAACAACCAATTCGTATTCGACTGATGGATTTGCAAAATCGTTTTGCAAAAGAAAAAGCAGCAGTTATCGAACCATTAACGCAAAAGTTTGTCGAAGAGAGGCTCGCATTACAAAAAGAGTGTGAAGAGACTGGGCACAGACCATCTGACAAAATTGTTGAAATGAATGGTTGGAGATGGCAATATTGCTTGCAGTGCGAGGCAGTAATCGAAAAAATGAAGTGTGAGTGATGACTGAAGTTAGATCGATCAGAAAAGCAATAACTCTTTTTGATGAGAATAGAGATGGTCCGCTTACAGATCAGGAATTATATGATCTGAAACTTTATTCGTTTCAATTCCTATTAGATGATGGTGATACTGGTAGAATGGCTTTGCTATTGAATAAGCTGATCGATATGATTGAAGAACTGAAGAGGAATAAGTGATGAATCGTCGTGGTATTCTTGGTATGCTAGGTATGGGCGCTGTTGCTGCTCCTGCTATTGTTCATCAATACGCTGATGTAAATAAAAATCCATCTGCTGCCTATCTTGAGAAAGCAGAACAAGCAGTTCTATGGAATCCTGTCGAGCAACTTGCAGAGGCACAAAGAGAATACGACTATCTGACAAAAGACCCTGCTGCATGGGTAGCAGATCATGTTGCTCGTGAGTGGCAAGAATATATGGATGGTTATGCTTCATATCGTTACGATGCGATTGATGCGGATATTCGAGCATTGAAGTCTTTTTCAGAATCAGCTAAGATGCGAATGTTCTTTGAGCGTAAAGCAAGACGTAAGCAACAACAGTATAGCAAATCTGTATTAGGCAGAATCCAAATGTTGATGAAGGAAGTGTGATGGTCGATGAATACAAAGATAAAGTCAAGCGATTGGCATTGACTGAAACTATCAATGCTCTGTTAGAAATACAGGGAACTGACTTATCTGAATTTCTAGACCATAATCAGATCAGCAATCTGTTGATTGAATGTCGTGACGAGATTCTTCGACTTACAGCTTGCCTCAGAAATGCTAACGAAAACTTTGAGCATTTTGAACGTGAGTGGTATCTTGCTAATGATCGAATCGAGCATCTACAAAAACTGTTAGAAATGCGTGACGTTTTCATTGTCAAACATGGATTGTGGCATGAGTTTGTTGATTCGTTGGAGTTGAAAGATGACTGATGATCTTTTGACACGATTGCGTAGATGGCACGCTGCAAATCTTCCTGACGAAAACCAACCATACGATGCTACGAATATCCAAGATATGGTTCCTGAAGTGATTGATCGCATCGAGAATTTGGAGTCATCAATGCGATCAATTCTTGAAAAATGTATCGAAGTCTGCTATGATACAGAAGACGATCAGGTTGACGAACACGGACACATTACAGGTTATCTTGGATGGAAAGAAGCCTGTCTCAAGAAGTTTTATGAAAGATATAAAAATGACTGACGAAGAAGATATCTACGAAGCCTTCAAGAAATACGACGATAAGCTCGCCAAGATGGTCGAAGAGTGCGACTATGAATTGAAGCTCGCCATTACTCAATGGGTGATGAAGCACATTGTCGATCATGCTCGTGATGGTGGAACTTATCGCTATCTCATCTATGATCGTCTTGGCTTTGATGCTGATGCATATGGTGTGCTGCTCGATGATGGTATGACTATCAGCAATGAATTTGATCTTACCGAAAAAAAAGAAGTCGCTGAGTTTCTGAAGAACAACGATATCGAAGGAGCTAAGAAACGTCTTGGCTACTGTGACGAGCCAGGATGCTATAACGAAGTCAGTGCTGGTTATCCTGCATTAGATGGTAGCAGACGTTTGAGTTGCGGTGAGCATTACAGAATGTATAGCCAAAAGCATCAGGAAAGAAAAAAAGAGAGTTGACTTTTACCATCGTATAAGCTATGATAAATAATATGCTTAGGTCGTTGAGGCGTAAGGAATAGACGTTTCGGACGGGAGGGCAGTACTCCCCGCCTCCACCATGGATACACACGGTCTTGTTAACAGGATTGCAGCCAATTGGAAGTCGCATGTTGTGTATCTTTGATGGGGGCGATATAGGTTCGACGGGACGTAGTAAAGGTACGAAGAGACCAAAAGCAAACTCTAGGTGCAAACGATAACTTTGCCCCATCTTACGCACTAGCTGCGTGAACGAGCACGGGAGGCGCTTGGGAACAGAAGCCTCCCACCTTACCTATGGTCACTTAGCTCAACAGGAAAGAGCATCAGCCTTCTAAGCTGAGGGTTATTGGTTCGAGTCCAATAGTGATCGCCATTTCAGGAGTACATCATGAAGAAACTTCTCATTATATCGTTGGCAACATTAGGTCTTGCTGGTTGTTCAGCGACTACGACAACTGTATACCGACCAGTCGCACCAGTAACCTATCCGCTTCCCTCTGCATATCCTGGTACATACCGTACATACGCCGCCCCAGTTGCGCCATATCGTCCGCGTATTCGCTGCTATTCTACATGGGATCGCACACCGTATGGTCTTCGCGAGCGTAGGGTTTGTGGATGATTCTTTTTGACGGACAACGGTTTATCGACGAGATCGAAAACATGCGAAATAACGGTATCGAGTACATCGATGCTGTTATTCACTGGTGTGAAAAGAATAAGATCGAGGTAGAATACGTAGCTTCTTTTATTAAAAAAGATCCAGTATTTAAATCGAAGCTTCAGGAAGAAGCAGAGAACCTAAATATTCTAAAGCGAGGGGCGAGATTACCCCTTTGACTCCAGGGGGAGGCGCTTATGTATATTAAGACGAAGGGCAGACCGAGTAAGTTACCGCCTAGTTTATGCAAAGAAGCTGCTCGTTGGTATGGGCGTAGACTTCTAGGCGAGAGAATTTATCACAACATAGAACTGATAATCGATTTCAAAGACCCAGACGTAGGCAATGATCTATACGGATTCTGCCTATACCACCCAAACGAAGGTCCGCTAAAAACTTTCACAATATCTCTAAATCCGCATCTTAGTAAGAAAAGCTGCCTTACCGCACTAGCTCACGAGATGGTGCATTTGAAACAATACGCAAAAGGCGAACTGAAAGATTATGCTCGAGTAAAGAGTATAAAGTGGAAGGGACAAGTATATGATGAAGACCGCATTGATTACTGGGATCACCCATGGGAAATAGAGGCATATGGGAGAGAACGTGGGCTGTACATACGGTTCATGGATTATCAAAAAATGAAAAACAAGGCTTGACTAAAAATACAATACAGAGTATACTAAATAAAGTTGGACGTTACACTGTCCAACAATACGATCAATACAAACAATACGGAGAATACGATGGTAGATTTTGCAAAACTCAAGCAGATGCGCGGCAACAAGTCGCTCGAAGCTCTTACTGCCGAACTTAATAAGTTCAATTCCAATCAAGGCGAATCAAAGAAGGATGACCGTTTCTGGTATCCGAATGTAGACAAGGCTGGCAATGGCTATGCCGTTATTCGCTTCCTCCCCGCTCCTGGTAGCGAAGACGTTCCTTTTATTCGCATGTTCAATCATGGCTTCAAGGGTCCGACTGGTTCTTGGTATATTGAGAACTCGCTGACCACGATTGGCAAGACCGATCCTGTTGGTGAGTATAATACGATGCTGTGGAACTCTGGTCTTGATTCCGATAAGGAAATTGCTCGCAAGCAGAAGCGCAAGCTGACGTTCATTAGCAATATCTATGTTGTTACCGATCAGCTTAATCCCGAGAACGAAGGCAAGGTGTTCCTCTTCAAGTATGGCAAGAAGGTTTTCGATAAGCTCAACGAAGCTATGAATCCTCAGTTTGCTGATGAGGACGCGATGAATCCGTTTGACCTGTGGACTGGCGCTAACTTCAAGCTCAAGATCCGCAACGTTGAAGGCTATCGCAATTACGACAAGTCAGAGTTTGCCGCCGCTGGTCCTCTCCTTGACGACGATGCCGAACTCGAGCGTATTTGGAAGAGCGAGTATTCGCTTCAGGAATTCCTTGCGCCGAGCAACTTCAAGTCCTATGACGAGTTGAAGGCAAAGCTCTACAAGGTTCTTGGTCTTGATGAGGGTGGTAAGGCAGCTCCAGCCACTGCTCGTGCTAGCGCAGCCAAGGTCATGGAAGACTCAGACGAGGATCTGCCATGGAAGGAAGAAGCAGCTGCGCCAAAGTTTAAGGCTAAGGATGCACCTGCTCAAAAGTTTGATGAAGATGAGGATGACGAAAGTCTAGCATTCTTCAACAAGTTGGTGAACAACTGATAAACTGGGGAGCTTCGGCTCCCCTTTTTTATGCACCAAATCCGAAAATACTTTCCATTCTATTAGGATCAAGATAAGGAGCATCTACCGAATTAGTTGGTTTAGATGTATCGCTCTTAACCTGCGGAGGCATTACAGAACCTCCAGTAATATTTTCAGTCGTGGCTCTATTCAATGCATCTCTCATATCTTGTTCCGCTTTGATAGAAGCGTTGTTTAATGTATCGCCGAAATTAACGCGGTTAGCGTTTCTTATATTCATAGCCGCTCTACCGCCAGTTTGATTAAACTGTGCAAGAGATTGCCCTTGTGTACCTGCAGCGACCAATGATGCATCCTGCGCTATTTTTCCGCGCTCGCCTTGCGCTTGCGCGCCATACATTTCTTCTTGATCTTGTCTTTCACGAGCAGCTCTTGCAGCTTCAGCTAGACGATCTTCATGCGCATTCATTGAAGCAGCGGCAGCAAGACCGATACCTCTTGTTGTATTCATGCCAACATCTTTTGGTGCAGCACCGCCAGCGATGCGCGCATCTTTAACTGCAACTTCTAATATTTTACCAGCCTCACCTTCATATCCTGGAGCTCTTTCGGCATCTCTATATGCGGTGTCTGATAAACCATACATTGAAGCATCGCCAAGATCAACTTCCTTAGGTTTAGCTCCCTTTTTACCGCCAGCAGGAGCTGCGGCTACTACTTTTGCAGCAGATGCTTTTCTAGCATCAAGTTCTCTTTGAGCTTTGTCAGCTGCAACGAATAACTCGCCACGACCACCGCCATCGTCCTGC